TTCTAAGTATATTTCCTTTTCAAAAGCCAATTGTTCTTCTGCTAAAGATATATCCCAAGCGTGTTGTTCAGCCAATTGTCTTTCTGCTAAATCTGCGGCCTCTTTAGCATGATATGCTTCAGCTTCTGCGGCATGTTCTGCTGCTTTTGCTGCTTCTCTCTGTCCTTTATACCCTACAGCCGCTGACCCTACGGCAGCAACCGCAACTATATAAGGAATTGCAGGAGCCATTTTACACCTCCATAATTAATTTATATTCCACTAACCGGAAACCCAATCGTTCGACTATTGGTAAATATGAATGACGGACTGTCATACTATGTGTTATTACATCAACATTACGTTCTTTTAAAAATTGAATAACCTGTTTCAAAAACTTATACCCAAGCCACCCTTTTCTATATTCAGGTAAAAGATAATGTAAATCATTTTCAGCTACAACAGTCCCCATATAATGTTGATGCGTATATATAATTGATACATAATAACCTATTAATTTATCATCATCTCTTGCAGTCACTATATGAAGTGTGTTCATATCTTCTAACTGCTGGTATACCTTCCAATCAGGATTAAGTTTAAATGAAAACTCACTCAATTCTTCTGAATGTAGTTTAAGTATATCTTCACCTTCTTCGATAAGACTTTGACTTAAAGTTTCTTCTTGAAAAGTAATCAATCTTTTACCCTCAATTCATACATAATTGCGAGAATAGTTAATGGTACGGGATCATAAGAAGCTATACGAACTTTACCTTGTGTATCATATCCACCAGGAAACGCCTGTTCTTCAGTATCTCCAGTAAATAAAGGAATAGCTGAATCCATTTCTTCCGGTGGCCCGAAAGGATAAACATCTTCATTCCCAAATACATCACCCATATAAAATGTAAGTGATCTATATAAACGTAAAACCATACTACTTATACGTTTTATTTTAGCCTGTGCAGTACCAATAGGATTACCACCCTCTAACGGGAGAGTCTCAATACTTGCATTATAAGCAAGTCCAACGTGAGCTTTGTTTGCAGGAGTATCTAAAGTAATTTCTCCATCAGATACAGTTTTTGGTGCTTGAACTGCTCCATTAGCAAGAATTCTAACTTCTTCTCCTTCGAGATGCTCCAAACCATCAAATATAGTAAAGTCACTTCCAACTTCAGTTAAACTTACGGAATCATAAAAAAATGTTGTTCCAGCAAAAGTGTCTGGTGTAATTTGAAATAACAGAATTCTGACTTCTTCACACCCTGTAGGAGCTACAAATACTTTTTCAAATTTAGAAGACCAGTCTCCGGCTGTCTCTTCCCTGTCGTCTGGAGTCCAGATATATGCGGAATTAGATACATCAAAAATATAAACTTTATAAGAGGCTTCAGTACCTGCGAGAGCATAACCTCGTAATCTATAAGTTTTTTCAGCAGTAACTACAACATCTTGAAAAGCATATGGAAGAGTAGTACCGTCACTTGTTATCCGTAAACAATTTCCATATTTTCCCCCACCTACACTCGCTAACGTAGCCGAATTTGCCGCTGTCCAATTTGCTGTATCAGAATCAAATCTACCATTTAGTAGCTTTTCACCTCCGTCTTTAGTCACACCAGAGTCCACAAAGAAAGCATCTTCCAGATTGTCTTCTAAGGATAGTCCTTCTGGTACTAAAAACTCTACATATTTTATGGTTTCCTCACCAATAGTTCGTTCTATAATCGCCCAAAGTTCATCTTTAGCTACATCCGTTGCACCGTCGATACTTACTATACTTTGAACTTTAACATCAGCCCCACCTACAATATGTCTATGCCAACCAAATACTTTACTTTCTGGCTCATACGTCATAGCTATCAGTACTCCGTCAGTTCTAATGGCCCAAAAAATAGAATTCGGTTCATTAACATATGCAACATCAATAATACCACTTTCAGTTATATGTTCGCTGATAATATTAATAGGTATAGCAATATAAGAATTGGATGCATATTCATATCGGAGTCTACGGACTATACGTAAACCCTTTTGTACAAATAAAATATCAGCATTTATTTGTATAACAGGTATAAAGGCGTCACCATAGTTAGTAATTTGTACTGGTCGTATATTAGATGGAGTTAATGCCTCATTCAAACTATTAGACGCAAGTTTAAATTCTCCATTATGCGCTCCGAATATTATAGCTGTATCGCCATCAATAGCCCACAATAATTTAGTAGCACTTTTAATTTTTACGGCTATTCCCTCATTATCTAAACCAGTACCTATATCAAGATTAAAATAATCTGCGGATTTACTACCCCACACTTGATTGGGTTCATCAGGAGTTGCGGCAAACCAAAAACGCCGTTCAAAAAACCAAACTAAAGTAGGGTAATTATTTGCTACCCAAACGAGTGGCGTATCAGTTATAGTTGATGTAGCTACCTCACAAGTCGCTGAAATCAAACCTACAATAGTATCACAAGGAATAGTTAAAATATCATTAATTATATAATTCTTACCTCCAGCAGTTATAGTAACACTATCTATAGAACTATTTATAATAACAACAGTTGCAATAACTCCTGAACCTTCACCCCCGGAAAGTTCCAAGTCTATATATGTACCATTAATAAGCTCTTTAACGAAAGTCATTACTCTATTATCTGTACCACTATCGGCTACAGCACAAAGTGCCTCTAATTCAGGGGCCTCACAAACTGAATTCCAGGTGTTATCAGCTGCAGATTCACCTAAAGTCCACGTAATACCATCCGGCGAGATCATCGCTCTATCACCTGCACCACTACTTGCTACAGCACAAAATAACTCTAATTCTGAACTCCAACAAACTGAGTTCCAAAGATAATCAGCCGCCGATGCACGGGTTGCCCAATTAATACCATTAGGTGAAGTCATCACTCTAACACCCGTACCACTCTTTGCTACGGCACAAAATAAATTTAATTTTGGACTCCAACAAATCGAAGTCCAATAATTGGGGGGCGATGTACGAGGTGTCCATGTAGTACCGTTTGGTGAAGTCATTACGCTACTACTTATACCACCACTGGTTACTGCACAAAATAAAGATAGCTCAGGACTCCAGCAAACACTATTCCAATGCATGGGGGCTCCTGCACGAGTCGTCCATGTAGTACCATTTGGTGAAGTCATTACACTATTAGCTGTCTCACTATAAGCTACAGCGCAGAATAAATTAAGCTCTGGACTCCAACAAACACCATACCAATAATTGGCTGGCGATGTACGTATAGTCCAGTTAATACCATCAGGAGAAGTCATTACACAATTAGCCGCACCACTTTCAGCTACAGCACAGAATAAAGATAATTCAGGACTCCAACAAACAGAAGTCCACACCAGGTTAGCAGCAGATGTACGAATAGTCCATGCAATACCATCCGGTGAAGTCATTACTCTATTATCTGTACCACTATCAGCTACAGCACAGAATAAAGATAATTCAGGACTCCAACAAACAGACTGCCAATTATTATTAGCAGCCGATATACGTATAATCCATATAATTGTACTTAAAAATTCTATAAAATTATCAACAGTAGCAACTCCACCATATGAAAATTCTATATTCTGAAGTGCCCAATCATCATGATCTATACGTATTAACTCAGCAGGTGGGTGATCTTTATGGACTATAAATAATTTTTCCTCATCTTGTGCGAACCGTAAATCTTGAACTTCAGTTTCAGTATAAGTAGTAACTTTCTCATAAGGTGAACCACTATCCATTACCGGAGCTTGATTTCTAAAGACCCTTATATAATTATGTCCGAACTCAAACACATATTGAAATTCATCTTTATAATTAAATTTTTGTAATATAGTTGTCTTAGTACTATCTTTTACTTCTGCAACATACCGGAATCCACCACGTTTAGTAACACCACCATGCGGATATACAAGAAAATTCTCACATTTACTAAGTCCAGCTTTATATAAATCTAATGATACTCGCCCAAGTAGGCGAGGACTTATTTCACCGGCTGTAAACGCTTCTTGAATTGGATCTATGCGAGGCACTTGTTCTCTCCTATCAGACTGCCACTGGTGGCAATCTAAAATCTTTCGTTTAACCAGTCGTTAGCTTGTATTGCTTCTAAATCATCTTGAATACTGTCTGAAAATCTGGCATCTGCGATCTTATCTTCAAATGCCTCATCCATTTTATTATATTTTCGTACACTATCGCATATAGGAATAGCAAGTTCACGAGCAAGTAATGCAGAAAATGTTTCACGGAAAATTGCATCCATTTCATTTGGGTCAGTTACTCTGTATGTATACTCAATATCCAACGCATCTTCATCACAAAGAATCTTATTTCCTTCGAGACGATATGTAATTGTATCAGGATATATACTTCTAAAATGTAAACAATCGGATGGTAAAGTAAATTGATGAGCGTACTGATGGGAAGGAATTTCAACATCAGATGCAATATTTTTACGTCTCGCTGCAAAAGTCCAACGGTATTTTCTCAATAAATAGTCACGCTTATCCTCAAATATAATAGCCAGAAGCCGACCAGCTTTAGTAGTAGCTGATACAACAAGGATGGTTTTTTCACCTAAAGCTATTAACGCATTATTTATTATATTTATATCAGAAGCCGCACTAATCTTCGTACCAGTCATCACTCTATCGCCCGTACCACTTATAGCTACGGCACAGAATAAAGATAACTTAGGACTCCAACAAACAGAATACCACCAATTATCAGCAGCGGATGGATGGATTGTCCAAGTAATGCCATCAGGTGAAGTCATTACTTTACCAGTACCACTATAAGAAACGGCACAGAATAAAGATAACTCTGGACTCCAACAAACAGAATACCAGCTATTATCAGCGGCGGATATACGGACTGTCCATGTAATGCCATCTGAGGAGGTCATCACTCTATCACCCGCACCACTATAAGAAACGGCACAGAATAACGTAAGCTCTGGACTCCAACAAACAGACTGCCAATTATTATTAGCAGCGGATGTGCGAGTTGTCCAGTTTATACCGTCCGGTGAAGTCATTACTCTATTATTTGTACCACTTACAGCTACAGCACAGAACAAAGATAACTCAGAACTCCAGCAAACAGACTGCCAATCATTATCAGCAGCGGATGTGCGAGTTGTCCAGTTTATACCGTCAGGTGAAGTCATTACTCTGGTATTTACACCATTAATAGCTACAGCACAAAAAAGAGTTAATTCTGAACTCCAACAAACAGACTGCCACTGATTATTAGCAGAAGTACGTATAGTCCACGTGATGCCGTTTGGAGAAGTCATCACTCTGTTATCTGTACCACTTTCAGCTACGGCACAGAATAAAGATAACTCTGGACTCCAACAAACGGAGCGCCAGTCATTATCAGTGGCGGGTGTGCGGATTGTCCAATTTATACCATCAGGCGAAGTCATTACTCTGTTACCTGTTCCCGTAGTTGCTACGGCACAGAATAAAGATAGCTTTGGACTCCAACAAACAGAAAGCCATTGATTATCAACAGCGGATATACGGATTGTCCACGTAAGTATCATAATAATCTCCTTTAATTAACCCTTTAAGCTACCTTGGATTGCCACTAGTAGCAATCCAAAGTAGGAAAAAGGTTAATCAAGCACATAGGCAATAAACCCGTCAATCGTATCATTTGCCAGAGGTTTTATATCACAACTCATCGTAATTATTATCCCTTCCTGTGATTCAAAAAGGTAATTGCCCCCCTTTGCCACTAAAGTAACGGAACCTATCAGAAATGTTCCTACGGTATCGACGTCAAGAGCATCGTCTAAACCAACAAGACTGGCGTTAACAGCAACACCATCAAGACCAACATACGCTTTCCATCCAATGTCGATAAGCTGGCTGTCTGAGGTAAGATTAATATAGAGGTTACTCAAACGCCCAATCAATCTTACACGACCTGCCGGGAGTTTGCACAACTCAATAACGTCCAGATTAGTTCCTTCCGCCACCTGTAAATAAGTCACCTTAGCAATACGAATTTTACCATGATGCTCTACAGGAGATAGCGCCACCTTAGGCACAGCAAGAACTTTTGTCATTTCATCTGAATAAAATGTCGTCATGACTTACCTCCTTAATCCAGTACATAGGCAATAAACCCATCAATCGTATCGTTTTGTGCAGGAAGCTGAACACAGGTTAACGTAATTACTACACCTTCCTGCGACTCAAAAAGTTTATTACCACCAACTGCCAATACAGCAGCAACCGTACCCACAAGAGTCGTGAGAGCAGATTCAGCGTTAATATTATCGTCTAAACCATCAGGGTCAGCAACAACAGCAACGCCATCAAGACCAACGTATGCTGCCCACCCAATGTCGATAAACTGACTGCCTGTAGTAAGATTGACGTAAAGGCTACTCAAACGCCCAATCAATCTTACACGACCTGCCGGGAGTTTACACAACTGAATAAGATCACCGGCATCTCCAGCAGCTACCTGTAAATAAGTCACCTTAGCATAACGAACTTTGCCATGATGAGCTACAGGTGCCAGTGGCGTAGGAGGCACAGCAAGAACTTTTGTCATTTCAGTAGAATAAAATGTCGTCATGACTTACCTCCTTAATCCGGTGTCTCGTCACAGCCTATTTCGACAACCTTGACTTCTTCCATACGAGTTGCCCCGATAGTCATGCCGCACCAGACTTGTGTGAGATAGTTCTTATCTGCTCGTTCAGAAATCCTGGTGTGAATATCTGCACCAAGACCAAGAGCGATGCCGCTTCTTGCCCATGCAAAACACAAAGCAATATCATTAGCATCTGTTGAAATTCTTTGTGAACGAATGAAAGTAAATCCCATATACTGATCTACTTCCCCTTTAACCAACGCCTTCACTGTGTTGTAATCAGAACTCGTAACCTGAGTTGTTGCAAGTAAATCCTCAAGTTGTTTACCCCGACAACA